AGTCAATAGCTCAAGGAGCAAAGGCTGCACACCCTACTTTAGAAGGTGCGATGGCTTCTCTGAATTTTTTATTAAACAGAGGTGGTCATAATGTATCTTCTGAGATTAGAAATAAAGTAGAAAAAGCTAAAGCAATTCTTCATACAAAGTATTAATGTCAACTGCACTCGAAAAACTAACTGAGCTAGCGTCTGCTAATCCAGAGAGTCTTAAGGCAGTTGCTCAGATTGCTGGATTTGAGGATATTCCTCCTACTATAGATCAGTTTATTGAAGATCCTTACTTCTTAGGAGATGTCCTAGCTAAAGAAGATGTACCAGGTGGAAGTGTATATCCATTTTGGAGAAATGCATTAAGAAAGATTTACCCTAGTCCTTTTTACTCTCCGTATGTAGAAGTAGTCTTAACTGGAAGTATAGGTCAGGGAAAGAGCACATGTGCATCTATTGGATTATGCTACGATATTTGTAGATTACTTTACTTAAAGTCTCCTCAGTCTTACTACAGCTTGATGTCTTCAACAAAGATTGTATTTTCTCTAATTAATGCTACTCTAGACTTGGCTGGAGGAGTCCTATTTGACCAAATTCAGTCTTGGTTTACAGAGTCTCCATACTTCAAAGTCCAGATAGCTAAAGCTCAAAATCGTGGGACAATGTTCCCTAAGAATATAGACATACAAGTAGGTTCAAGACAAACTCATACTTTAGGTAAAGCTATCGTTAGCTCTATCATGAGCGAAGTTAACTTTCAGTCTGCTGTATTTAATCAAGCGTATAATAACTATAACTCAATTAGAACTCGTCTTCAGTCTCGTTTTATGACTAGAAACGGGTATCCAGGTCGAGTTTGGATTGACTCGTCTAAAAACGAGACTGGTTCATTTATCGAAGATATCATTCTAAAAGACAGAGGTAGTGACCCAGAGTTAATTGTTTTCGATAATCCTATCTGGAACATATTTGCTCATACAGATAGATATCTAGGTGTAAGGCTTGAGAATAATAAAATAATAATGGACCCAAAGTTCTGCTTCCAAGTATTTGTTGGGAATGACGTAAAGGATCCTTTTATTGTAACTGACACTACTCTTTTATCGTTTGTGGATCCTGAAAGAGTTATATACGTACCTAACGAGCATAGAGATCGTTTTAATAGAGACTTACCTCAGGCTCTAAGAGACTTAGCAGGTGTATCTACACAACTTGCCTTTAAGTTTATTATGTCTGTGGAGAAGATTATTGATGCTTTACAGAGGAAAAACCCTGTCACTCGGGATATTATATATCTAGATTTTTATGATAAAGACGATAAGTTAATTGACTATATTGACTGGACAGGAATTCTTAAGTCTCAGAAAGCTCGTTATGTTCATATAGACCTCGGAATTGTAAACGATAAATGTGGTATAGCATTTAGCTTTGTTGATGAAATTATTAAGACAGTTGAGAAAGACGCAGTAACTTTTAAAGATGTCCATAAAAGGAAGCCTATATTTGCTACTGACTTAGTACTGAGTATATCTTCAAAGCCTGGACAAGAAGTTCCTATATACAAAATTCACGAACTTTTCATTGATATGAGAAGTAGAGGATATCCGATTGCTCAAATTTCTACTGACGGATATCAGTCTACTGAATTGAGACAGAACTTAAAGGTGGATGGATTTACAACTAAGTTAGTTTCAGTTGACAGAGGTAATGACCCTTATAATACTCTTAAAAGAGCTATTATAGAGTCAAGATGGAAGAGTGTCAAACATCCAGTCTTAGAAACTGAAATAAAGGAACTTGAGTCTTCTAGAGGTAAGATTGACCACCCTATAAATGGGTCTAAGGACTTGTCTGATGCTTGTGCAGGATCTCTGTATGAAGCATATATGGCACTTGGTGATGCATATGGTGAAGATAATACAAATCACGTTCTTGCAAATCTAGAAAGACTGACAGCTCCTAAGTCTACATACGAACAAATTGCTAATTTAGCTAATAAAGGCTCTTCGAGCTATTTCAATTTTGGTAGAGGTTAATCATGTCTATTTCTTCTAACATCCTCAGACAGTTTTCTGAGGCTCATAACCTAGGTCCAGTTAATGAAACTAACCAGAGTAAGTTGGATGAATTTGTCAAGGCTCTGAGGAAGGCTAAGTTCTTCTATACTCCTAATAAAGAACAAGGTGCTCCTCACGGTGATTATAGGAGAAATCATTCACAAAATGGTGTAATGATGAAGCACCATGTTCAAGTATATAAGCATGAGTCTGGTCATACATATGTTTGGCATAATTATGAAGGCAAGCATCATGATGACTATCCGACCAATACTCATAAGAGATTAATGAAGATGGGCGTACTGTAAGGTAAAAGGTTTAAGTAATTAATGTTTGAATTTGCAAGATCATACTTTGCTAAGTTAATTAGTCCAATTAAACCAACTCCACCATCTCATTTTGAAAAGTTAAATGAAGTAGAATTTGACGCAGTAGCTAGCAGAACATCTCCAATAACTTCTTGGCTGACTCCTTTGATTTCTTGGGCTAGTCCTCGTACATCTTCTAATGTTCCAGAGAGATCAAGTAGAAAAGTTAAGAATTTTTATGAATTCCTAGAGAGTACTGGTAAAGATACTAAATTTGAATTTGACCTTAATAATGTAAAAGATATAGTCACTAACGAAGGTCTTTTAGAAGATATAGCTAAAAGAGGTGCTGCTCCTTCTTTATTCTACAAACTTCTTGGTATTTGGTCTACAGTAAATACTGAAAGAAGAGAATTCAGAAACAAAGTTAGACAACTTGAAGCATATTATTTAATTGACGTTATTTTTAATACAATTGCCAGTGATGCTCTAACTCCAGACGTAACTGACGACCATGTCGTAACTATTCAATGCTCTGACGAAGAAATTCAGAAAGAGCTTGTAAAGTTACAAGAGAGATTTAACTTCGACGAAATTGTTGTAGGTTTATCCGAGCCTCTTCTTAAGGAAGGTGACTATATACTAAGACTAGACGTTAAAGAGAACGAAGGTTTAGTTGAAATCTTTGACGATGTTGAAGCTATAAATATTATTACTTCGTATGATAGAGGGTATCCAGATAGATACTTTCAAATCAATACGAGAGGTATGTTAGAAGTTAAGACTCCTAAAGAGTATGCTCACTTTTGTCTGAGACCTAGGAAGTTATCTAATCTAAAGCCTTTCAATAATCAAAGCTTTGAAGTCCAGATGTCTTCAGCTATTGATATTGAAGACTTGTCTAAATATATTAGAACAGGTACACCAATACTTGAGAATATTATACCTAAAATTAAGGATCTCTTACTTTTAGAACTTCTTATTCCAGCTATTCCAATTTCTAACTTAGCTCACGGATCCATTATTGGAGTACAGGTTCCTTCAACCACTACTCCTGAAGATGCTTTAAAGATTATTCAAAGATATGAGGACTTGTTTAACAAGCAAATTGGTATATCACAGGAGTCTCAGCTTCTGACTGCTAGTGATATCATAGGAGTTGCAGGTCGTTATAGAATTGTTCCCATATACTCAGACAAAGGTAATCTTCAAACAATTGACGTAAAGAACGATTCTACACTTCAAATAATTATGAGTGCGATTGATACAATTCGTTCTTTGATTTTAACTTCAGTAGGTATTCCTCCTAGTGTTATCTTCGGAGGTACGTTAACTGAAGGAGATGCTTTAAGACTTTTTAATAGGTATACTAGAAAGCTTAAAGGAGTTCAGAAAGCAGTAGCAAGTGGCCTCGTCCAAATTGCGATGACGCATCTTGCAAATTGTGGTAAAGATTTTGGTGCAGCATTAAATCCTCGTAATATACAAGTTATCTTCCGAAACCAGCTCGTAAACATTGATGAGATACAAAAGCTAGAGTTTATGAGTCAGATGATTTCTAACTTCTCTAATCTTGAACAGTACCTCCAGTCTCGTCTACCTAAAGATGAAGAAGGTAATCCTAAAGGATCTATAGAAAATATGGATCTTGGAGGTGAGTTTACTTATGAGAAGTACGAAAAATATGTTGGTAAAACTCTCAGTAGGTTCTTTTCAGGTCAATGAGTAAATTATCTAAATTATTAGATAAGATTAATGAAAGTACTGTAGATATAAAGTCTAAAATTACAGGTGCTCCACCTCATCCAGGTATGGGTAAGGAATTTGTTACCCCTAAAGACTTAGGAATAAAAGTTGTTAGTGGTTCTGTAAGTGCAAAAATCAACAGTAAAATTCTTAAACAAGCTGAGCATAAAAAATTACACTCAGATTTAATTGAGGTAGGTCAAAATTATTTGAGTAGGTCAAAGTTACATCAAATGGCTGAAAGTCCAGACAGCTTAGATGACGAACCTCTCACAGTTGCTCATAAAGACGGTAAATTCCATTTAATGGACGGAAATCATCGTTTTGCTATTATGAAGTTGTTAAATAAGTCTCATATAAACGTTAGAGTAGTACCAGCTCAAAAATTGGAAACATATTAAATGAGCAAATCTTCGTCAATTTTACAGATGCTTGAGGACGCTGGTGGAGCTACTGCTACTGCTAGTGCTGGTCCTAGCTCTCCAGCTGCAGGATTTGGTGGAACAGTTGCTTCCTTAGGTTCAATACCTAATCCTGTTATAAAATCTGACGATGACGAAGTTGAAGGAGGTAAAAAGTCTAAAGCATCTAAGTTATTAGGTGCAATTGGAAAGAGTATTAAGTCAGGACTGAAGGCTGGTGCAGAAGCACCTGTAGAACTTTAAGTGAGTAAACTTTCTAAAATTCTTAGTAAAATTTACGAGGATGAAGTACCTCTAGAACCTCTACCTGCAGGTGATATAATTCCTGGTAATAGAGAGGATGACGATAGATATACTGCAAATGGTGGAGAAACTGACCCTGAAGCATCTAAAGCTAAGGAAATTCTTGCTAGAATTAGTACAGGTGTAGAGAATCACGGGTTTGTATAAGAATTCGGGCTACTGCCCATACGAAGTCCTAGGCTAAAATGCCTGTGGATCAGAGCAGCTATGTCGCTGACTCTGTTTTTGTGGAGAGTATCATGCTAAAAGTTAAGCTTGGCGCTTCTTGTCGTACTCCTGCTGTTAAGCTGGGTGCATCCTGCCGTACTCCTGCCGTCAAGGTTGGTGGTGGCTTCCGTGCACCTGCAGTTCGTCTTGGTGCTTCTTGCCGAGTTACTGCTTAATTGTAGGTTGAAGTACGAGCGTTCTTCTCTTGTCCGGAAGTCAATGAGTGAACGCTCGTACACTTCACTTTAGGTATTTTTATGAATACTCCAGATATTAAATTCTTTCGTTACTATAAGAGTGCTAGATCTCCTCAACATGCAGATCAAACTGCAAATGGATCTATACCAGTAAGAGCTTATCGTTATTGTGAAGCTTTGAGACTAGGTTGTGGATGGGGCTATTGGTTATTCCCTCCACTTACATTTTCAGTTGTTTGGGATGGCCATCAAATTGTTTGGAAGTCTTTAGAGTCTGAGAGTTGGACACCTTTACAAGATAGTGTACACTTTCCTGGATTTCCAGATGATTGGAATTCGAACTGTCCTGATCAATTCAAAGACTACTGTCCTCCATTTCTAACTTCTTTACCCGAGTCTGGATTTCTTCAAGTTTCTTTAGGAGTAATTGCTCAGACTAAACCTGGTTGGTTATTTTACATGAGAGGTGCTGCTAATATGATGGGTACATCTCATGCAATTCCAATGTCTGCGATGGTCGATTCTGAGGCTTATGCATTTGGTCCTTTATTTATGAACTTTAGACTTACTCAAACAAATATTCCTATTACTTTCTTAGCTGACGTACCACTTGTTCAATTATCTATACTTCCTAGAACTCTTCTTGATGAGAAAGATAAAAAGTCTCTACCACTTTCAGATATGTCAGACTGGAATAGTGATATTTGGACAGGTTATGATCAGACTATAGTTGACCCTACTAAGAGACCTAACCGTAAGTTCGGGGAGTATGCAGTTAGAGCTAGAAAGTCTGCTAAAGGTAATAATGATGTTTAATATAAAATTTAAGTCAGACATAGAAAAATTTAGATTTCAGTCAGAACTAGGTAAATCAAATACTGACTTAAGTAAAGAAGATCTAAAGATTTACTATGAGAAGTACTTAAATTTTAAGAACTCTTACTTTATAATGAAGAACTTTTCAATTAATTCTTTAAATTGGGTTGATGATAGGTACTCAATTATAAATGTACCTTCTTGGTCAATTGATATCAAGGGTAAGGCTTTCGTAAAAAATATACTGCCTTTGATTAAATGGTATCTAAATTTAGAGACGTTCTTCTCTCCAGTAGATGTACTAGGTGGACTGTCTTCACTTAAGACAAATTTATATATTGAATATTATGAAAGTTACAGACCTTTCTTAGATAGGTTTGAGTTTGAGTACTTTCTAACATATGCAATTGATAGTATAAATCTTCTAGAAAGAACTATTCTTTTAGGAGATCTTGAAAATATATCGGCTGAACAAGTCGAGCTTCTAATTAGAGTTCTAGGTCAGACTCCAGACTTTGAGGGTGTAGACTTCACTGTTTCTAGCTCTACGGGAATTCTAAAACAACTTAGAGAACAATTATGAACAATGATATGGAGAAATTTGTAGACGTATTCGAGGCTGGTAGCTCGTGGACCTTAGACGAGGATATTAACGAGTCAGACGCACCTGGCTTAAGTATTCTTGGTAAAATTAGAGGTCCCAGCTTTGCAGTTAATGGGTCTTCTACAAATGGAAGGTTCTACACAGAGAAGCTGTGGGAGAACGTACAAAAGAATAACGAATCTAGGCTCAATGAAGGTTCCGTATATGGTACTATCGGACATAATCTTGAGCTAGATGACAAGGCTTTTAGAGATGGGCAGGTATCTCATCTCATAAAAAGAATCTGGATTGACCCTCAGACTAAAGTTGGGATGAGTGAGTCCTATATTTTAGATACTCCAGTAGGTAGAAACTTACATGCCTACTTCAAAGCTGGTGGGAGAATGGCTATCTCCTCCAGAGCTATGGGTCGCTATGTAGGTAAGCGTGGTAAGGACCAGATACTGGACGAAAATAACTATAAGTGGGAAGGATTTGACTTTGTTGTCAATCCTGGTATTAAGTTCGCGTACCCTCAACTTGTCAACGAGTCTGCAACATTAAATCCTCAGGAGATTACAGTAATGGATCAGGTTAACGAGACCTTAACTTCACTAGCTGCAGATAATGCAAAGGTTCAAGGCAAGCTTTCTGAAGCACTTGAGAGCCTTCGTACTGTCAGTGAGCAGCTTGTTATTGCTAATAACGAAGTAGCGAAGCTGAAGGAAGTTAATGAGAAGATATCTTCAGATAATCTAAGGCTTCTTGAGAACACTGACTCTCATCGTACCAGTCTCGCTTCTATGAACGAGTCTATTGCGAAGTACAAGGAATACGGTTCTCCTGAAGATATTGATCGTTTAGTTACAATTTGCGAGTCCTACGTTGATCTCGGAAAGCCTGAGGAAATCAACGAAGTATTCTCCAAGTTTAAGAAGTTTGTTGAGACCTTCCAGCCTCTTGGTAGTCCGGTAGAGATTAACGAGTCGCTCGATATTCTGAATACTTATGCTAATTTAGGTTCTCCGAAAGATGTTAATGAGTGCCTGAATAAGCTTGGTGAGTATGCAGACATTGGAAGTCTTTCCGAAGTTAGAGAAGCAATGAACCTTCTCAATAAGTATGCTGACCTTGGCCATCCTCAGAAGATCGAACAGGTCTTTGAAGTTGCTAGCAATTACATAAAGCTTGGCAGCATCCCTTCAATTCAGAAGGTCTTCAAGATCACTGAAGGTGTTATTGAAGGTAACAAGAAGAAGACTGCCAAGAGTCTTTCTGACAGATATAGTGTTGATCTTTCAATTTGCGAGAATCTCATTAACAAGATGGGAGTCAGCGAAGCAGAGATCACCATTAAGGGATTGAAGCCTGAGGGTACTCAGAAAGCTCCAATCGTTGACCGCTATAAGAATGCTGGTGGTCAGCCTACGACTGCGATTAATGAGTCTGGTAATGCTGGCGGTGGTAACCCTCAGAGTGCCATGGGTGTTATGGGTAAAACACGTCTCCAGAGAATTACCGAGGTTGTTTCTCGATAATTCAACCAACTCAAAGGAATAATTTAAATGAAGTCGCTTTTGGATAGAATGAATGAGGAGACTATAGAGCAGAGTGCTGAAAAGTACTTGAAGCGTTATCCTGAGCACATGCAGATGCTTGAGAGTGGTTCACTCCTGAGCAAGATCCGTGTGATTAGTCCTTGGGATATCCACGCTCTTGGTTTCCAGCTTGACGCCTTCCAGGCATATCGTAAGATGTGTGAAGATGAAGGTAATATTACCGCTCTCGGTACTATTCCTAACATCGCACTGGACGTCATTGCGGCTACTTATGGTACCAGCCCAATTAGTGCTGTAGCTAGCGTTCAGCCTATCGACGATGAACGTGGCACTGTGTACTACAAGCAAGTTGTTGCTCAGACAACTAAGGGTGGTACTACAACTGGTCAGACTATCTGGGACGCCACTGGTGCTCCTCAGACTGTTCTGAATGGATACTCCAGTGATCAGCAGACTGTAGCTCTCGGTACTACCACAGCTGCAGCTACTGCTGTGTTTACTGCGAGTTCTTCTTTACTACCACTTCGCCCTCAGAAAGTTACTGTTATCTACACTCAGGACAGTAACAGAGTTGGGCCAGTTACTGCTACTGACGATGGCAACGGTAACCTAGTTGGTGCACCTTTCCAACTTGCTGGTGGCGGGTATGCTACCATGGTCGGAACTGTGAACTATGCTACTGGTGTAGTTGACATCTTCTTCTTCGGATTTACTCCTGTTAATGCGAACACTGTTAATATAGCGTTCGAGCAGGTGTATGAAGCTGCTACCAATATCCCTCAGATTAACTTCCAGCTTGCTAGTAAGCCAGTTGTAGCTAACCTGTTTGCACTGAAGGATACAGTTGGTCTCGAGCAGAGCTATGCTATGAGACGTCGTTTCGGACTGATTGCGGAAGATGAGCTAACGAAGGACCTAGTTGCTTCTATCAACTCGGAAATCTTCAATACTCTCGTCTTTAATCTTCTCGCTTCAGTTCCTTCAGGCAATCAGCAGACCTTCAGCTACACTCCAGGTGTTGGTAATGCTCCTGCTAATACTTCCTTCCTGGAAAACAAGCAGCACTTAAAGGATATCATCTCTCTAACTGAAGCCTCCATGGTCGCGTCTATGAACCGTGGTAGCATCAACGTGATGATCGCCGGTGTTGGTGCAGCTTCAGTACTGAGCACTCTCCCAGGCTGGGTGAAGCTTAGTGACGGTTCTGCAATGGGTCCTCACATCTACGGTACTCTTGACGGAGTAGTCGTGGTTCGTGTACCTCTGTCTGCAGTTATGCCTAGCTATACTATCCTGACTCTCTACAAGGGTGCTGCACCGTTTGACAGTAGCTGCGTATGGGCTCCTTATATGCCTCTCGTTGTTACTACTGCTCTACCGGTTGGTACCAATCCTCTCCAGCAGCAGAAGGCTGCAGCTGTGTGGGGTGCTGCTCAGGTACTCCTCCCGAACTTTATCGGTCAGGTTACTATAACTGGCGCACCGACTCTGCCTCAGACCGGCTAATAGAAGTTAGCTAGTAATTATAGTGAGATGCTGGTAAGTATCTCACTATATCTAACTAACCTCTTAAATTAGCTTTGGAGGTCAGGGTGACAAGAGAACAAATACAGACATTAGGGGATAAATTTAGAGGTTTAAAAGATACTTTTTCTATTTTAAGTAATTTAGTTGTTATAGGTACTGTTGCATGTGGTTTTGTAATTTGGATGTCTGGTGGAATAAAGCCTCAAACGCAGGTAGCAGCTGAGGATCTAGCTCGTCAGGTGACTAGACTACAAGCTGATGTAGAACAAATAAAAGATAAATTAGGTATAATTCCCAGACCTGATGATTACAAAGGTCAGGAAGCTCATTTATCAAGGATCGACGGAGCTTTGCAGTCATTTAGTGAGAGAATTACTACGGATGAGATTTCGTCCGCAAGAACTGCTGAAAGACTCGATAATTATATTAATGAGAGAACTCAAGGTAAAAGAAATTAATGTCTAAAGCCTCAGAGATTCTTAAAAAGATTAGAGAGTCCAGCAATTCACAAGTAGCTCCAGTAGTTACTACAAAGCCTCCGTCACCTAAATTAAATCTCAATATACCAGTACCTAAAATACCGGACGAGACAGTACCTAAAGTACCTCACCAACCAGTTCTTACACCGAAAGTTACTCAAGGTGAGACAACTCAACCTCAATTTGTTACAAAACAAGTTAAATTTAGATAGGAGTTAAACATGGGTCTAGCAGATAGTATCATTAATATGTCAGAAAGTCTCTCTCAATCTCCTGAAAGTGCTCCGAGTCTGAGACCCATGCTAGAAAGTCTTGGCTACTCTTCTGACAAATCTCCTGAAATTATGGTTCATGAAAGTGGCCATAAATTAGTTAAGATAAAGGGTGGAATAGAAATTCACCACAAAACTAAAGGTCATATGATGACCTGTCACAATCCTTCATGTTTAAATAAGTGCATTGAAATGATGCATAGTATGTAAGGAGGCTATGATGGTTGTTAAGGTAACTACCCCAGTAATTGTTTCAAGTAAAGCATCTACAGGCCCAGTAGCTGCAAGTCTTCCTAAGACCTTAGTCGTAGTCACAGTAGGTCCAGCTCCAGGTACAACTGAGACAGCTATTCACAACCCTACTTGGCCTAAGTCTAATGGTCCTACTCCTGTAGATATTTATCCAGTATTCGGGTAATTAATAAAGATGCTTCTCACCGATCTTCATGACTTAATATTACTCGAAAGTGGCGAGTATATTTATGGTGACGTAGCAGAGATTCAGTTAAATACAAATACGTTCTGGAAACTTGCTAAAAGATGTTTGTCTTACTATGAAAGATACCACCCTGTTACTGAAGAGTTAGTTCAGATAACCTTAAATGCTAATCCATTTGACTTTTCTCAGCAAAATCAGTACAGAACACCTGAGTGGGTTTCCAGACTCGTACCCTCAAATTTAGCTATATCTATCTTGTCTTTCTACTATGGATCTGCAGTTCTAGGTCCAATGAGTTTAGTTTGGAGATATTATAAACCTCAGTTATTTATATCATTTACAGGTGAATTCCAGATTACAGCTCATTATAATTACATAAGAAATATAACTACAGATAACGAGAAAAATGTAATTGAAGTTGACTTACCTGAAATCAGTGAAACTAGAGACTTTAGATATATAGAACTTGTTAAATATTATTTTCTTAGGTCCATATCAAGATCTCGTAATATGTTTACTCTAACAGAAATTCCA